CATCGTAGTGCTTAGATACAAAGTCCTCATAGATTAACATGTAGCACCTCGCAAGCAGTCTTGGTAATCCATAGTTGAAACGATTGCATACAAAGCAAACAAAGTAACTGCCGCTAGAATGCCCTTGATACTGTCGCGCTTCTCTGTAGCTTGGCTATCTCTGCGCTTGATATCCATGTAAGTTAATTGATGTTCCATAGTATTCCCCTTGATTAGTTGCCCCCTTTCGGGGGCTGTTTGATTATTTAGATGGCTTTCCGTTAGCTACAAATTCATCCCAGTGATCTTCTGCCCACTCATATAGTGGAATGTAGATAGTGTCTTCCCAAGCCTCATCATCTCTACAGTCTTTTTCAATATAAACGGCTTTTTTAGCCTCTAGCGCGCCATAAGTACCTGCCGCTTCATGCTTGCTCCAACCTGCATCAATAAGAACGCTAACATCTGTCCAGATAAACTGATCGTCTTCTAAATCCATTGGGCGACCACCACCCATTCCAGTTAGGCATTCGTCAACCAAGTGAAGAGCGGCAAGTTTTTCGTTTTGAGTAAATTCGTATTTCATGTGTGTATTCCTTATGTATTTGATTAATATGTACCCATAGTAAAGGAAACATTATACATTGTAAACACTTTTATTAACTTTATTTTAATATTCGCCTATTCTGTACTCTTCATCTTTGATTTTTTCCTTTAATTCCCTCTGAAATTCGATCACTTCTACCCTGTTAAACTTGGGTGCAGGTCTCCATGCTAGTTTTTGCATCGCTCTAATACGCCTAGCTCCGTACATATCTTCCATGTAGATGCGGTAGGCTTCCTGTATTTTGGTAGTCTTCATACCATACAAATTGCACACGGCACATTGGGGTGAAATATTTTGCTCGAACAGCTTAAAAACAGTGTGTCTTCTGCTGTAAAAGTGACCCCCTTGCATAGCCTTATAGTGATCTACCTTGCCGCAGGTTACGCACTGGCAGTAGCCGTTATCGTCTGAGGCTTTGAGCCTGACGTATCTTTGCAATAGCTTCGCGGCTTTCTCTACCTCTTGGGCTACTGTTGCTTTTTTGCGCTTTGCCATTTAATGCTCAGTAGTCTTAACAAGTATAATGGGCTGTGTACCAACTCCCATATCACAATAAGAACAAACACCATAAGCCACAAGATCGCTAGAAGTCCACAACTCAAGCCCGCCACCACAAGTACTACAGAACTCTTTAGTAACTCGGATATCGTTTTCATCAGTTCCATCATCATCGCCCTCTGGGAATTTAATTACTCTGCTCATTTGACTGCATCCACGTTGATTTTCACTCTTGAATCTTCGCCATAGTCTTTATGGTAAACAATCGCTGTCATAGATCTGTTTGCTCCGTATCCCGAATCGCTGTGCCATTGATCGGTAGAAGTCATGCTCGAAAAATGCTCGAAAATGAGAGTTCCTATCTCTTTAGACATTTGATGGTGTATGTGTCCCATGTGACAATATCTATGTTTACAGCGCGACCATTCTTCATCCAGATTAGTCACTACAGCTTGTAAAATCTGCTCGTGCTTTACCCTATCACCATGATGATAGACAAATAAATTGTTCTCCCATTCCCAGTGCAGGAACTTTGAGTAGTTTTTAAGCACATCAACTCTAGGCTCTCGGTCGTACAGTAGCTCTAAGCAACTAGATAGGTGACAAGCCATGTCAGAATCATGGTTGCCGCGAACATTAATTACCACTACTTCCTGATGTGTTTCTAGCATCTTATCAATCAGAATCTGGAACAACCGACCTGCTAGTTTAAAGGTCTTTCCAATGCGTGTATCAACGTCTACTGGCGTTCCTGCTGTAGTGGTGTTGGCACTGCTATCAGCGTGAAAAAAATCACCTACGTTAACTAGAACACCTGTATGCGCGTTACCTACCCTTTGCGCCAACCGATCTACCGAGTTGCTTAATATCTTTGTAGCAATCTTAACATCCCAATCATTGTCATCAAACTTGGTATCTGAGTCAGCAAGCATCCCAAAATGGTGATCGCCTATCAGATACATGGCGCAATAGTCTTCATCTACCTCTTTAGGCGGCTTAGATGGCTTTTTAAGCCCTGTTATATCATCAACCAACCCATCCAATAGGGCTTCAATCTTTGCCCGCATATCGCGCTTAAGTGGTTCTTGGATAACCCATTGCAATGCAATCGACCCGTCTTCTTTAAATGCTGTAGAGATTCGTTTGGCTTCAAATCCCTCTGCGGTTTGGCGGGTTAGGTTTCGGTGTGGTGCTACACCTACGAGGGCGGCTTTGTGTTCTACCAGTTTGATACTGCGGTCAATTGATCTGCGGTTAATGCCTAGCTTCTCAGCGGCTTTAGAGTTTGAGCCGTATTCTATGACGGCTTTTAGGTACTCAATCTGTCTATCGGTTTTTGGTATGTCTAACTCTAACAGTGTTCTTGGGTCGATCTTATCCATTCCCTATTGCTCCTGTTGATTTTTTAACTCCGCATATTCGCTTTCTCGCGGTATGGTTAGTTTTATCCCCTGCTCACTTGCCCAATGATAGCACTGATCTAAGAAATGCACCATCTCGCCCTTGCCCAGTTGGCTACTGCGTTTAACCTGACCACTGATTTCGGTCTTGCTTATCCTGAAATCATCTGTGCCTAAGAATCTGCGCTTCAACCAGAGCTTCCACGCCTCTACTGGGTCGCCCTCTGCCACCTCAAAACCTTTCTTTTTCATACCCTTTACGATCTCCCTGCACCACATATGCAACAGCGCATTTTGGTTTAGGCTTCTTGGGTTCTGATACAGCTCTAGCTTTACCGATAAAGGGGTGGTGAAATCCCAGTTGAGCATATCCTCAATTAGGAACTTCACCTTTTTATTGACTTCTTCTTTGTTGTTAAACTTCACAAATGCACCCTCTGTCATATCCTGCGACTAAGCCAGTTCTGTGAAATCTGATCTATAGGCTTTTCAAATCGACTGTAAACCCTATCAGTTTCATCTGACCAGATAGCACCATACTCTTTGGGTATGTTGTGCGACCTCAAAGGTCTCAAGTCCATATCAGTTACGTAAGTTTTGCCATAAAGCCTAGAATACAAACACTTGTAACCAACACCGGCAACCTTTGCAAAATGCTCATAGGTGTAAGACTCTCCGTTAACTAGCTCAGGGTGCTTACCCTTAAATGGTAGTTTTTTTATATTACCCATTAGTGCCACCTCGCTAATCTTGTATTTTGTGTTTCATACCAAGACTTTAGATCTTCAACTATTACATCATATTCTTCTTTCCATTCTGGACAGCTTCTTTGCTGTTTTGCAAAATCCTCTGCCTCTTCTTTAGTCTCAAAAAAATAGTCTTCTACACCTACCCAAACAACCCAATTATCATCTTTCATGCTTTTCTCTCCCCATCCCAGTAGAAACCATACTTGCCCATGAAGTAATTAATCGCCCTGTTTTTTGCTTCTACGTTAGCAATCCACGACACATCAGCTAGGCTGTCTTCAATGTTCCTGTTCCTGATGCTATGGGTTTTTGATTTAACCTGCGGTGAGCCGCCCTTGTCTTGCGCTCTAGCCAACCAAGAATTAATAAACCTCTTTATGCCTTTAGGTGTTTTCCTGCGCGTAGGATTAGCATCAAGCCACGACTCCATTGCATTCAGTTCTTGGTAAACATTGATTGCAGGATAAGTCTTTTCCCATTGGATAATGTCTGCCTGATCTACCTCGTATGTATCTCCGTTATTTAGAAGCATTGTTATCACCCATATAGTATTCAGCGACACTACATTTTTCATCGTATCGGTTGGTTACTGTAATCATCTTCTTCTGGATTGGATGCCCTAGCTCTTTAAGCTCAAAGATTCTAGCGGCTACCTGTGTAATGCCTAGCTCATTAAAAGCATTTAGGCAGGTTAGTTTTTTCCCATCTACTAAGTACTGTAGAACTCTTGATATCTGTGTCATTTTTATAACTCCTATGGCTCGGACTAGCCTCGCCTGATTATGTTAATAGTTATTGTGTAAACATTTTTATTCAAACACGTTTCACCCTTTAACTACGCAAAGTTAAAAATTCGATCAAAGGGCAAAGCGACTTCGCGGTTGTTTCGTTATCGTATCGAATATCTAATCTATCCATTAGCAGAAACCGATCTGCATCAGGGGCTATGTCAAGAGGGTCAACTTCGCTCTGGCGTTTAATTTAAGAGATTCGCCAGCCTCTAGCCCGATAACTAAAGTGCGAAAAAAAGAAAGGAGATGTTACAAGACACTATAAGACTGTGTTAGACTAACCTTTCTGTATCCGCAAATACAGTATTGCAAGAATACTTGCATTTGTAAAGCCCCCTTAACAGGGGGTTTTCTTTTATAGCCCGATAAACTCATCTAAATTGTATTCTAAGGCACTGCAAATCTTAATGGCAGTGTCTAACCTCACATTGGTTTTATTGCGCCAGATGTTAACCTGTTGCCTGTGAACGCCAACTAACCTTGCAAGCTGTGAACTGTTTACGTTTTTTTCCTGTTGTGCCTTCTTTAAGCATTCGCCAAAATCTATCATTGGGTTTTCTCCTGTGGTATATTGTCGGTGATGGTTTTCCCCAATCATCACTCCTATGGTTTACCCGCCCTTCGGGGCGGGGTTTTTAACTAGAACGGAATGTCATCTTCTAGTAAATCAGCTTCCTGCATTACCTGTTTAACTTTCCCAGAGTTACCATATTCGCTAGTGCCATCAGGTGAACTGCTGTCTGTATAGAACACTTTCACATTGCCAAGAATAGGCGTTTTCTCTTTAGCCTCGCGCTCTTCTTTGGTCTGGCTTTGGCTGATAAAGCCATTGTTCTCGTACTGGTCAGCAACCGCAGTATCAACAAAGGTGGTCAGGTCTAGATAAGTTCCTTTCGTGCCCTTGTACAGTCGTGATTTATCAATCTTGGTTACGTCAATTCTTACGTTAATTCCTACTTTCATTTTTACTTCTCCTAGTTGGCTTGTCTAAATTCAGGTAGTTTCATTATGGCGCGTTCTTGAGTAGTGAACACCCCACCTTTGCTTGGTGCTTTCCATAGCAGTTGTTTTTCTGTGTCGCTTAACTCTTTCCATGCCTCGTTAGCTGTCGAATAATCATTAACCGCTATGCCGTCTTTGATAGCTTTAACGCTAGGCAGTAGGTCAACAATCATATCCTGATATTCTTGGGTTTTGGTTTGCTCTGATCTAAGCATAGCTGACTCTGCATCGTCATCGGCAGTTGGAATACCTGCGATAGATTGCAATGCATAACGTCTTGCGTAGGTGATCGCTGAACCTGCGGCTTGTGGGTCTTGCTTTACGATAGGCAGTACAAATTCTGACTCTATCCATTGACCTGAAACGTGCATCAGTCTAGTGGCTACACCTACACCAGTCTCACTGTTAACAGGAAACTGTGTATAGCTTAATCCGTTATCTGTGAAAGGCTGTTTGATTGCCTTGATAACTGACGTTAAATCAGCGTAGCTAGACTTGAAAAAAGGGTTAGAGCTGTCTTTAACAGCACCCCCCATTTGACCTTGCGCCAAGCATAAAGCTAATGCAATCTCATTAGTTTCTTCACTATATTTCATTTTCAATCTCCCATGTTTTTAGTTCTTCATATATGGCTTTTCTTGTGTAAACAGCACCATCAGATGTTTTTTCACCTTGTAGTGCCATTGTTAAGTAAGTTGCGGCTTTCTCAAGACCCATGTCGCCATAAACCTGACGAGCGAACCTGTAAGTTTCTTCATCATTTGTTAACCATAAGCTGACATTCCAAGCGTTCCAACTTCTATGCCCGTTATATTTTTTCATTGTATTTTTCTCCCATAGTTTGTTTTATAAATGGTTCAAAGATTTGCTCAGAGTACCAAGTTGCATTTGCTTCTTTAGCATAAGTCTCGCCATAGCCTCTGTAGTATTCATCTGAGTCGCAATCTCTTGCTGTGTGACCATGAACGCAGTCCCATTCGCCGCGTTCGTAGTCAGAAAGTTTATTAATATCTGTCATGTTAACTCCTTTGGTTGCCCCCTTTCGGGGGCGGTTTGATTATTGCGTTACTTTGTCTGTTGCCTCAAGGTTGTATGCAGTCTCTATAACATCAAGGCACGATTCGTATGCCGCTAATTCCTCATACATCTCGTTAGACATTTTTTCAATATCAGGTTGTTTTCTGGTTATATCTGAACACCATCTTTGAATGCAACCTGTTACTTCTTCTATCTTTTTCATAGAATTTACCTCGTTTGATTAGATTTTAAAGAACACATCTCTATTGATGTAAAGCGATCATACCACAATTAAGGGGTGGTGTCAAACATTCAATTAACCATAGGCAAAAAAAAGCCCCACATAAGTGAGGCAAATGGGAGTTACTATGAAATTAGTACGACCAGATAGTCTCTTCTGGATAGTTCTCGATCTCAGGAAAGTCGTCTTGGGTGCAAGCATCAATGTGAATGAATCGACCTGAACCTTTTTGCTGTATGCCAATGCGGGTAATGCCAAACGCTATAGCAACAGAAACTAGCTTTACGGCATTTTCTCCGCGACATAGTATGTCAACAGCCTTGCCTGATGTGTGCGCTCCTGCGCGTGATTTACGCATCTCAATCGGGTGCTGTGGTGACCGGTAAGCACTAGAGATAGCGAATGGAAAATCACATTCAATTCTGATCTTAGTCAGCAACTCTAAAAATTCAGGGTCAAACTTGTTCTCGCCTGTATGCTTGCACTTCAATTCTTTATGTGAGAAATACTTGTTCTCTACGTTTTCATTTTTTTTAGGCTTTGCTTTAGCCTTTGGTTTTATGTCTGTCATATTGACCTCTAATCGTCTTTGACCAGTATAGCTTCTAAGAAAATGCTAACTTCGTTATCACCTGAACTACTCTTAGCCTCAAAGTGAAAGTCTGATTTCTCGCCTATTTTAAAAGGTACTTGGCGATCAAAGCTAACTTGGCTTGTTGAAAATGTTGCTTCTGCTACTCGTAAAGTCCGACCTGCACTAGTAGTTACAACATTCCTAAATGTTAAAAACTTGTTACCATTGTTAGTGCCAGAGCATACATCAATTCTAAGTAAATATAAACTATGACCTGCGGGTACAGTGTAGACACTAGATTGGGTTGTTCCTAAATCAGCTTGGATGTAGCCATAGGTTGTCCCGCCATTCGCAATTGTAATGTTGCCTACGTTAGAGCCTGCAAGGATAATAGCTGTATTAATCCGTAAAAATGATGCCGTAGTGGTAACTGCATCTGTACCTGTTAGCGTTACTGTCTCGCTAATCTCTGCATAGTTAGCATCTAGCCCACTAATTAAAACATCCATTGTATCGCTTGCTGATGATGATACTGCTGTCATCTGTACGGCTGATGCAGGGAATGTATAGTTCCCGCCATCATCCCAAAGAGTTTCAAAGCTAGTGCCGACAGTGCGGTTAAAACCAAAGATGTTAAGTGGTCTTGTATCCCACATATTGCCTTTGACAATATCGTGAAACAGATGCGGTGTTGGTCTGTCTTTATGATACTGATACATTTTATTTCCTCATATTCATTAGCTTTGATGCACCTTTAATACCAAAGCTAGAGCTAATCGCAATAAATAATAGATATTGATACCACTCAGGCAAACCTGAAAGAGCATCAAACCCTTCTTTCACTCTTTGAATAACTGTTAAATCATTAACTACTATTGCATAACCCACCATGAATACAGGAATAGATAGAACTATTGTCCAGAACTCGTCTTTCCAACTGTGTGCAGAGGCATCAACCATCTTAGATTCCCAATCAGCATCATTCTTTATCATGCTCATCTTGGCTTTGTGCTTTGCTTGCTTCTCTTCTGCTTTGTTCTTAATCAAGCCACCTGCTAACTTGGCTACTGGTGCAATTAAATTCATCCACATAATCTGTTCTCCTGTTATAAGGGCATAGCTAGTGCATCAAGTGCGCGCCAAATATCATCGTACTCGGTTTTGGCAGTATCCCAATTAGATTTAATCTTGTTAACATCCTCAACAACCAGTTCAGCCTTTGCAACAATGGCTCTCATTGTCTCAATATCTTTCTCTAGCTTAGATACGCTTGTAGTGATTTCTAAGAGCCTTTCTTGTTGAGAGGATATAGTTATCAGGTTTGTGCCTAAAGTGGCTAATTTCGCGCTTAATTGGCTTATATCGTTGTCTTTAAGCTGTTGTTCTATCAGTTGTATAGATTCATGCAGTGGTGTTACGTCTGGAACTTGTACCGCCTCGACTGTTTCTAATCTTCCATACAGGCTACTTGCCGCCCAAATAAATGAGCCAATGGTTGTAGCTAGTGAAAAGACTACGGCTATATATATGCCTTTTAGCTTAACGCCACCGATTGATAATTCTGTATCTGCTAAACTCATTCGCACTCCATCTCAAAGAAACAATCATAGCCCATGCCTACAGGTGATGTTTTATAGAACTCTGACTCTGTACCCAGTGCAAGAATATCTGCTTCACTGTAGTACAAATCTAAACCAAAGGCATCGCTACCATTTAAGTAAACAGCAGTTAAGTTTCTGGTTGTGTTGTAGCCCATAGCTACCCACTGCTCTCCTGCATCATAGAAAATATTTACGTCATCAGCAGTAGTGTTTTTGTCTTGTATGCTTTGCTGTAGAAAGTCTGCGGCTTCATCGTTATTAGCTACGGCTAAGTAGGCAGATGCTTCGTTAGCTGATGTCTCTATCTGGTCAACACTGGTGTTGTATGTGTCTACATCTTCTTGGTCGATAGTAAGCATATCTTGATTATCAACTATGAACGTCTGTAGTTCTTCTTTTTCACCAGGAGTTGCGGCTGTCTCTGCTTTTTCAGCTACTTGCTGTACTGCAATCATTTCAACAACTACCTCACTAAAAGTAGTTATAGCAGTCTCCATTTCATCCAGGGAATCAATAGCCATATCATTAAGCACATCGCGCACGTTACCATAAGGCTGATAGGTAGCCATGTTAGATAAGGCAGAATTATAGGCTTCTACCTG